GTCGTATACTAAGCACTCAGGCTCATCAGGGTTTTGATCACAGAATAGTTCTAAGCAATTTGGATCATGGTGATCACCTGCTTCTATCTCTGCCTTATGGTGGTCTGCATATTCTATAAGGTCGTGTAACTCTTCTTTAAAGTGACGACGTGCAGCAGGGCTAACAGTTGGATCATCTACCAACTCTCTATCATGCTGTATGTGTTGCTCTATAGTTGTCATTTTTATCTCTGTAGAGTGTATAACTATTTATACTTACGGTTTAGGAATTGAGTCTCTAACTAGGTATAATTTGGTAGTTAACCCTGTTTTCTTGTAGATATGTGTGAGTCCTGCAATAATATACTTACCACTGAACCTTCTATCTAACTCGACATTATCACCCTCTTCCTTAGAAGATGGTATCCTAATTTTGATTAGGTTACCTGCGGTGAGAGCAGTATTACCAGGTACCGTTAGATCTAACTTAATTGCCTTGAATAGATTATACCTCGCTGAAGCATATTGTGCAACAGCCATCGTATCTACGTTAGGGTTTGTTCCGTTATTCACATTTGCATTACTGGTTTGATTCTTCATTCCAGGTAATGCTCTGATCTTCATCCTAGTAGGCTTTGCCTTCTTAAGGTCAAAGAATTCTGGTATAGGGAAAGGTGGTTCATTCTCTACAGTATCTGCCTTACCAAATACCATATTAAAATCAAGTACCTTAAGATCACTAATGGTACCACCTGGTTTATCAGCTAATCCTGTACCACTGGTTGCAGAGACTGTCTCTCCTCCTACAACACTCTCACCTGCACCTGCTTCTACTTCATTCTTAGATCCAGATACAGGTGCAAAACTATCCTTCTGTGATGCTATTGATATACCAATAGCAGAAGTCTTATAGGTACCCAACCTCATGTTGGATAGATGATTTGCCTTATCAGGATATGTTAATGCTTCAATAGAATAAAACTTATTGACACCCTCTTGAGCACCCTGCACATAGGTATACTCATAGATACCATTCTGAGTCGCTTCACCTTGAGCAATACTATCAATAGATCTAAAGTTAAATCCATTAGCATTCTCCCAGAATAAGAATCCTGACTGCTTCTTGTCTCCCTTACTACCAGTCAATCTAGTAACCTTATCAGATAGAAATGCTATAGCATCACTAGGTTTCCAACTACATGATATAAAAGTATAGGGTGAATGATTCTCAAAGTTATACTTACCAACTTTAGTACCACCCTTACACTTCAAATACTCTTCACAGATATACTTTGGTATATTCTCTACATCCTTGGACTTCTCACCTGGTCCAAAACATTTGAATATCTTATTACCTTCATCATGGTACATCTCTGGAGATACACAATGTAGGACATATAACTGTCCTCTCTCTGTCTTAAGTATACTACCAATCTTATATACAGTTAATTTAGTTTTTAACTCTTTACCATCAAATGAAGTTGATGTTATCATCTGTATCTCTATCTCCTCACCACCAAATAATTTTAGGTTGAAGTCAATAGCATCAAGAATACTGATATCACATCTTAAGAAGGAAGACTCAATAGATTCATGGTACTGGAAATCCAATATCATATCCTCTATATTAAATGTCTGCTTACCATCAGCAGTGGTTAACAACAATTTCTTTATCTCAAATTCTCTTGCGTTATCACCAGATGCATTAGCACTCTGACCTATACCATACTTGATGGTCTTCCAAGAATTGTTTATATCATTAATGAACTCTGCTATTGCCATTTACATAAACTCCACAGGATCTGTTAAAAATTCAGCGACAAGACCATACTTAGGCTGTATATACTTATCAGCATCAAGGTCATGGTCGCCTGGTACAACAATAGGATTATCAGTAGCACCACCAGTACCCATACTGCTACCTGGACTCTCTTGATTTAACTGTATCACACTACCAGTTCCCTGCAATTGCTCTTGCAATTTCTTATGCTTTCTATCCTGTTGCTTCTGTTTAGCATCCTCTATCATCTGTCCTGCCTTCTGTGCAACACCAGACATTTGATACATTGAATGTCCTTGCTTATCAAAGTCAAAGAAACCTCCTGTTGCCTGATCAGCAGCACCAGCTAACCATCTCATTACACCTGCTGGTCTACCTTGCTCATCCTTCTTAGTAACTACATTTCTTGCTTTACTACCAAGCCACTTAGCTAATCTTACTTGAGGTGTTTTATTAACTGCACGTGTTAACCAATTGCCCCTCTTCTTCTTTACCTTTCCACCTGCTGCACGACCTGGTACTCCATAACCTCCTCTTTGAGCTTCACCCATTCTCCTGCCAGTCAGAGCACTATTACCTCTAGTTGCAGGAGTATCAAATGGTACTACAAATGCTTTACCACCTGCTTTCCTACCAACCCACTCTGTACCATGACCTATGAATGATGTGCTTCTTCCACCATCTAATGATACAGGATATCCAGACTGAGGACCACGGATCCATCCACCTGCTGCAAATCCTTTCATTCCTAATTCTTTACCCTTTGCCCTGTATTGGGCATTAATAATCTTCCACTCTTTAGTTTTCCTACCTTCCCTATTATTAAGATCTCTCCTTTGCTTAGCTAAAGCAAAGAATGCATCTGCATCTTCCTGTGAAATCTTAGGCTGAACTGGTTCTACCTTCTTCTTCTCCTCCTGTACCTCCTTCTTTACCTCCTTTGAAACAGTCTTAGTCTCCTTGGGGTCTTCCTTAGGTTCTAATTTTTCTGAGGAATCTCCACCCCCACCTGTGAATAGTTTCATCACAGCAGTTAATGCCCTGATACCTAAGAATAGAGGTGCAAACATCACCTGTAATCCCACACTTATTATCTTACCTATCAATGGCATGTGTGGTTCTACAACCTTAAGTATACCAGATAAGAATGATCCTAATGTCTTAAAGAAGTCTTCAAGTGGATCCTTAATAGCTGACAATACAGTATTAAATATCTTCTGAACTTCTCCAAAGAATTTCTTAACAGGTTCTATGATTGGATCTAGCATAGGACCTATTGCCTTACCAACAGCACCACCTGCCATGGTACCAATCATACCACCAACAGCACCCATACCTGGAATACCAGTAGCTTCACCCAGTTTAGCACCAAGCATTTGACCACCAGCAGCACCAGCACCAGCACCAAGTGCTTCTCCGTCAGTACCTCCAGCAGCTTTCACTGCCATACCAGCACCTAGACCAACACCTAGACCAGTAGCAACCTTACCTGCCTTACTACTAAAGAAGTTACCTTTCTTTCCTGCTATCTTCTTAAGTTTGAGTGCCTTTAACTTATCTGATTTACCAGCAAATCCAAATAATCTCTTAATACCTCCCAATAACGCTTTAACTACCGTACCGATAGTCTTAATCATTAACTTAGGATTCTTTAAGAATAGGAATGCACCAAATAATGGTACTGCACCAAGAAGGAACTTAAAGATACCAAAGAAACCCTTCAGACTTATAGGATTCTCAAGGAAATCAGTTATCCCATCTAAGGTTAGACCTGTAAGGATACCTACTACTTTAAATACAAACTTACCTATATTAGCTAATATCTCAGCAAATTTCTGTACTGACTTGGGGTTCTTAGCAATCCATGAAAATATCTGATATGTGAGGAAAGTCTTTAAGAGATCACCTAAACCACCTAAGAGACCACCACCTGTCTTCTTAGCTGCTCCAACAACACCAGAGAGAAGACCACTACCTTTCTTCTTCTTTTTCTTCTTCTCTAACTTTGCTTCCTTATCATCTCTTGCCTTAAGCTTCCGTTGATCCTTCTGTTGTTTCTCCTTCTTAACTTCTCTCTTCTTCTCTGCTTTCTCTGCTTTCTCTTCCTGCTTAATTAGTGCAGCATTGTTACTTATCTGCTCTTTAATACTATCACGCCAGGATTCTAGGGTACTCTGCGTGTTACTAGCAATACTGTTAAGAGTAGCACCTAATGAATTGAGACCCTCGATAACCTTAGTAAGTCCCTTACCGATACTCTTCTCAACTTTTGGTAACCTCTGAGCAGCAGTCAGTGGTGTATATCTTGACTCAGCACCCTTCACCCCCTTATAAGATATCATCTTATAAAGAGCTGGTTTAGTTACTTTTGCTGCTACTTTTGCCATCTATTAACAGGTAAACATTGGACTAGGAGTGGTGTAAATTGCCCTACTATTAGTACCAACTGCAACATTATTTATTACAGGTACCTTAGTGTTAACAACAATTGTCCTAGGTGGAAGAACTATATCTTCAAGATCAGTTTGCTTCTCTTTATGATATTGGAATTGCTTAAGTGCAGCATCCCTAGATTCAGTCATTGCACTTATATCACTTGCCTGAGCAACATCACCACCCTGTGACATATGTGGGACAGCTGGTTGGGTGAATATACCCTTAACTAAACCACCCTTAGCTCTACCCTGTCTATTCCATAGTCTTGCTACCTCTGTAGGAGATATTCCTGCTTTTATTGCTGCATTCTTAGTATCCTTCTGTGCTTCCTGTAACAATCTATTTGCTGCTGTACCTGGTATATCTTTATTGATATCGAATGCTAAATCTGATTTGAAGTTAGGATTATCTAAGGTCTGCTTCCTAATCCAGTTCATCTTCTTGAGTAAAGCTTTCTTAGCTTCCTCTGGCATAGCTTCATTAGCTTTAATAGTATTAACTGACTCATTAAATGCCCACTCACCCATGTTAGAAATGGTCTTACCAAAGTTAGGCATCTTACCATCCCTATCCATCTCTATTCTGGTATGAGTACCATAGAAATCAGGATCACTATCAATCAATGCATTATGCATATCCATCCACTCTTGCAATGCAGGACCAATCTGTGCTAATAACTCTTGGGTATTCTCACCCCATTCCTGACCAGCAGGTGGTTCCATAGGATCAAACTTACCACCACCAGCAAATGATTTTATTGCAGGAGTCCCTTGTAATTCACCACCAGCAGCCTTGGACTCTATCTGCTCCATCTTCACATCTTTTCCTACATTCTTGAAGGATCTATCCCATATGACTTGTCTTATTACTTTTCCAGGCGTAGCAAGGAATGCAAATATCTTCTTAGCAAAATCTATAACAAAACCAATAACACCACCTATGAGCTTAATTGCACCACCTAACAACCAGTTGATAGGTTTCATTATCCATCCCATTATATTGAATAATACCTTAGCAATCTCTCCTACAAATTTAAAGAAGGTACCTAAAAAGTCTGTGATACCTGTCTCAGCAGCAATCTGTTTAACTAAACCAAACCACATACTAAACATCTTCTGGATAGGTTCAAACAGTGGTTTAATCAATGGTAGGAATGTCTTACCTACCCACTCACCTAAGAATCCACCAATAGCATTACCTACTATAGGTGCAAATGGTCCTAAGAATGGTCCTAATAATGCAGTACCAGCAGCAGCACCTATCATACCACCTGCTGCCTGTCCAACACCTGCACCTACTGCTTGAGTAGCATCTTCACCACTAGCAATACCTGATGCAATACGAGTTAGACCACCAACAGCAGCAATACCCTTCTGTGCACCAGGTTTCATTAACTTCCCACCAATATTCTTACCTCTCTGTAATTTGGTAGGATTCTTTACCCTGTTGTTAAACCCTGCACCAACCTTCTTTGCCTGGTCATGCTTACCCTGTGCTTTTAACTTCTTCTGTTGTCTCTCAACTGACTTCTTCTGTGCCTTATACTCTTCTTCTGTGTATATCTTACCTGTTTCCTTATCCTTATAACCAAACTTACGCCATTGTTCCTGCTTCTTCCATGTAACCTCTGCCTCATTGGTCTTATTGAAGAGACCGAATAACTTCTTACCGTCAGTAAATAATTTCAGAGGATTTAACAGGTATCTCAACCCTGCTAAACCTGCTATCAACTGGAAGAATCCAAATACTTGACTGAATCCTTTCTTAATACCTGACTGATCGTTACCAAATAACTTAGTAAGTCCATCACCTATCATGGTAACGACACCGCCAGCTAACCAGAATACAAACTTACCTATCGATACGAATAACTGAAATACCTTCTGTGCTTTCTTTACATTATCGGGATCTGACAACCATTTGGCAACTGCCATCTTGACAAAGAAGTTAAAGATAGGTGTCAGGAAACCACTCAACTGACCGAAGAAGCTCTTAGCTACCTTCTTCACCCCCTTACCAAGTCCTCCTTCTTTCTTCTCTTCCTCAGGCTCTTCTTTCTTTTCAGCTTCATCCTCCTTCTTATCCCTCTTCTGCAACTTGAACATATTCTTGAAGCTCTTAGCCCACTTCGAGAACACACCCTGCTTTTCCTTATCCTCCTTCTTTACTTCCGTTGATTCAACCTTGTATGTCTTTCTTAAATAATCTTTCTCAAATTTTATAAGTTTGTGTGTCTCTATATTATTGTTAGCAATACTGGTCATTACACTACCAGTACGATTGATACCCTTCCGAATCTGATTAAAAGATCCAGAATATGCACCATCATCCTTGATGGGTTTTATCTTGACATAACTCTTGATTGCCATTTATAGGGACATCTTGTTTTCTTCTTGTTTCTGCCTTCTTTCTTCCTCTGCTATATGAGCAATAAGAAGGTTCACATATACATCACGTTCCCACGGTATCATATCTTCTAACTCTGTCAAAGAGTATTTGTGGTGCTGCATTAATGCGAAGTTGGTCTTGTAGTAGTTCTCAAGACTGTCATGCATTAACGCTACTCGAAAAAACTTGCTAGTCCCTCCAGTACCAGATCACTCTCTTTCTTTGTCTTAGGATTCTTCACCTTGACAGTATGAGATAGTTTAGGCATTGTTTCAAAGAATTTTTGAACCTTCTGAAACTGTTCTGCATTCAAATTCTCAAGGAACTCAAGTGCTTCTGCTTTCGTGAAGGAATCATATACTTCTTCTTTATCAAACACCTGACCTATACAAGTAGCAGCTAATTCAAAGATATCATCAATATCAGGATTCTCAGAGAGGTTTTGCTTAATGAATACATCCAATGAAGGATACTTCATAACTACACCTACATTCTCATCTAACTGAATTTTGGCATTGTGTTCCTCAGGAATATCAACACCAACGTCACTAAGTGGTACTGAGACAGTAACCTCAGTCTTCTCATCATCTGGACAAAGTACTTTGAACTCACTTACTTCACCAACAGCAACAGATCTAATCTTTAAGAAGATATATTCAATCTCGAACGTAGCGAGATCTTCAACCTTAGTCTTCAGATTTGTGCAATTTTTGATAATAGTCTTTACTGCTTTAATCATCTGCTTGTTGTCTTGCGACTCCATAGCGAGATAAAGTAGTTTCTCTTCCTTAACTAGGAATGGTCTATATGATATTTGTGTGCCTGTAACAGGCAGGGTCGCTTCATACTCAGGTATGGCTAACTTAGGTAATGGCATAATGCAATCATTATTATAGTTCTATTTAGACACCAAACTGAGCTGCATCTTGCTGCTTAGATGGAATGCCAACTGAACCGATACCTTCAGTAGCAGAGTTAACATATCTATCTGGTGCATTTGGTCCCATAGTCTCTGCACCTACTTGATCAAATCTATATCTTTCAAACTTAAACTTAGTACTAAACTTAACTAGATTGGTAGGACCATTCTGGAATGTCATACCTGCCATATCATAAGGCCATGCTGCAAAGAATTGCCATACACCTGTTACAGCATTCATTCTCTGTTGATATACTTGTCCTATATCTGTAATTCCTTCCCAACTGACAGGTGATGCTATTTCCCACTTAGTTATCATAATATTAGTAGTATATTCATCATATAATGTAGATCTATTCTCCATATCTGGTGCAGCATAGTTCATCCACTGCTCAAAGAATTGACGATGCCACATCTGTTTATCTGATAAGAATGTAATATCTAACTCACCATTCTGTTGTCCTCTTGCCATTGAGTATGCAGCACCTTGCCATCCAGCAGCTACCTGTGTATCCTGTATCCTCTTACCAGGTATACTAACCTGATCAGCAAGATAGTTGTTCGACATGAAAGCATCCCTTCTATCCTTATTAACAAAGTTTGAATTTGCTAGAAGACAGTTAGGAAGATAAACTTTAACACCATAGAGATTCGATCTTGATGGTTCCTTCTTACCAGATACTACCAGATCCTGAAAAATCTTAAAACTATTGGCACTCATTTGAGTCTACTCCAGATTATGCTACTTGGCACTTCCATTGTTCGACCTAGACCTGCTGGTCTAATAACAAACTGTTCTATTGGAAGTGGTGTCATATCACGCATTTCATCTTGAGGTACATTATAAGCTCTAGTTACACTAGACATAAAGTATTTATGATAGCAACGCCTAGGATACGATATAGCACCTGATGCCCATGCAGATGCCACACTCTTTCTAACATTAGGTCTTAGATAGTGCATATTACCACCAGAGAACTGCATCTTCTGATAGTCCACATCTGTAACTAATACCATAGGGAAGGTATCCCAAAATTTCAGATTAGGTGTCTGTGCTGAATAGTTGAAAAATATAATATCACCCACAGTGAAACCACCAGTATAATCCTCCAGTCCATATTGGAGTTGTTCTCTATACCACTGTTTAGACTGTTTGACTCCTCCTGCTAAGTCTTTGACATCTGTGAAGATACTCATAAGTTTAGATGTTTCTCTGTGAGTATAATAAATTGAAATCCTTTGTGAGCACAGAATTGTCTAGCTGCTCTCCATTTAGCACTATTTACATTCCAAGTCTTCACTTCATTTAGAAAGGTCCGAGCCTTCTGCGATTTACGTTTAGGGGGCTTAGTTTGTGCAGCTGGTTTAATTTCGATGATCGACTTGGCGATTCTTCCATCCTTGGTTCTCGCTCTGACATAGAAATCAGGATAATAACGGTGAGTCCGATTATCCAAGGGAGACTTATAAGGTATAATAATCTCTTCACTGCCCCACTCCAATACATTTGCATTACGATCACACCAATGCATAAATTTCTTTTCCCACAAACTCCTATAAATAATATTGGTATGATCACCCTTATACTTATGCTTGTTTGATGGTCGGTAGTATCCTTTATATCCCATGTCAAGTGCACCACTAGTATTTCCTAAGGCTAAACCCATAGGAGTTAACTCATCATCTAGTCGAGAAGCGATTACTAGTGAATCAGCGTTCCCTACTAAAGTCATTGACTATCTTAAATTTGATATATTTGATCAAAAATCAGATACAATGAAAGATAGTATATACTTATATTTACCCAAGAACTTAGTTGAAGGTCATAGAGCGAAGTGGGATAGTGTTGCTTTGGGACCAGCAGGTAAAGCATTAACAGATGCAGCAGCAGATGTTATTAATAGTGGTGGTGATGTAACTGGTGAAGCAGTAGGTGAATCAATTAAAAAAGCAGCAGAAGCTGCAATGCCACAGTTAGGATATAAGGCAGCTGCTGATGTTATCAATAAAGCTGTTAGTGTAGCAGGTGGTAATACTAGTTTAAGTAGTGATCAATTAACATCCATCACTGGTAAGAAGATATTCAACCCATATATGGAAGCAACCTATGGTGGACAAGACGGATTTAGGTCTCACTCATGGGATTGGCAATTAGCACCAAAGAGTGCTGATGATGTAATGACCATATATGAGATTGTAAAAAAATTAAGATTATACTCACTTCCTGGCAAAGGTAATAACAATTGGTTAACAATTCCAGAATATTTCCGTTGCACTCATGTTAGATATGTTGATAGGGGTGGTGGAAATGAAACCATCAATAATCCTAATACTGGTGGTTCACCTGGACTACTAAGTGCCATAATGCAGTTCCCTACTAAAATGGTACTTAAATCTATGACAGTGAATATGAGTGATTATTCATCATTGAAGTCAACAATGCCTGGTCAGCAATATAATGATTTTGGTGCTATGAATTATAATTTAAAACTAGACTTCATGGAAACTGCATTCCTTACCAAGGAAACATATCAACCAATACCAGCAGCAGTACCTAACGTAGCTACTGGTCAAAATAATTATTCAGAAGACCAACAACAGTGGATGGATATGATATCCGACATGTTGGGTGACTTTGGACCAACTTATCAGTCATCTAATGTAGCATAATGGCATATTTTACTCATTTACCTGATGTCTATGTAAGGACATCTAGTTATCGGCAAAATAATGTCGATCCATTTACCCTTGCGAAGAATATCTTCAGAAGGATCAAAATACGTGAAAACCTAGATGACATCATTTTAGGATTTGACCAATATACTGTGAAAAACAACCAAAGACCAGATCAGGTTGCTTTGGACATATATGGGAATATGCAATATGACTGGGTTGTGCTACTTGTTAATAATATAATTAACATCTATGAAGAATGGCCCATGTCCGAAGATGAGCTAGAAAGGTATATTGACAGCACATATGAAGAGGATGCTGATTCTGTCCATCACTGGGTTACCCAAAGAATCACAGATTTGAAAGGACGCATATTAGTGAAGGAAGACCGTATAGTACCAGAAAGCTATACTTACACAAGACCTGATGGTACTCTTATTGCCAAAGATGAGACTGTTAGACCTGTATCTGTATATGATCACGAAGCATCTAAAAATGACCAAAAACGCAATATTTACCTTTTACGAAAAGAGTACGTAACAGCGTTTATTGAAGAATTTAGCACTTTATGCGATTATCTTCCAAATAGCGAAATTGACATAGAAGAAGGAATTAAGAAATCTAAGAATACTGTCCAAGAGCAATTTATTACCGTTAAACCAACATATAGCACAAATATCGGTCAGACGAGTTCTATCGATTTTGCATCTGAAGCGGATTACTCATCTAGGACGTTTGACACTTCTGGAGAGTCTATAAGTGAAGGTGATGTTTTATCAGATGGTAGTACTGTAGTTACCACTGGTGCAGCAGGTGTTAGTAGCACTATTAATCAAACATCTAATCAATTTGGTACTTCAAGCGGATCTGGATATTAAAAAACCTACAGAGCAAAAAAATACCCCCGATTTTTTCGGGGGTTTTGCTTGTTCAAAAATCGAAATAATATACGGTCTTAGAGAGGACGCTTTCCACAACGTTCCCACTCAATGACATCACGATGCTCATAATATCCTGGTATCCAGGTGTTAGTACGACCTAGGTAGTGACCAGGCACCCAATACTTCTTAGTAATGACCACCTCACATCTTCTAGGTCTTGGTCTACGATAAGGTGGATGATGGTGATCGTAGTGCCAGTCTTGCCAATGGGGAGACCCATGACTGTGACCATAATGGTAAGACTCCTGAAAGGGCTCCCAGAATTCCTTCCAAGTTAATGCTTCTGCTCTTACAGGTGCTGCAAATAGTAGAAGTGGGAGTCCAAGCAGTAGTCTTTTCATTAGTCCTCGTTAGCTAAAGATGCGAAATAAGATAAATCTGGTGAATCACCTGACTCTCTTTCCTTTATCTTAGCACCAAACCCACTCTTTGCGGGTGGTTCTGGGTCCGCTTTGACAACTGGACTAGTAAGAGGTAATAGATCCTCATCTTCCTCATTTGACTGTACCACAGGTCTTGATGACTTGTTGAGCACAATATTCAAACGTGCACTTAGATCTTCATAGGATTTGAAGTTCTTAAGGTCAGTGAACTCTTTAAGAGAGTGTTGTGACTTCCAGACTGATTCTAGTGCATCATCTTCCAATCCACCTAACACAGAGGGTGAGTCAAACTCACTCTTATCATAGTTCCAGTATCCACCAATGGTCTGGATCTTGATCTTAAAGTTAGCACCCTTCCAAAGATCGAAAGGATTGATTGGA